CGATCAGGTCTTGCTCACCTGGGCTAATTGGCCTGATGTCAGCCATGGAGCCAAGGCCGCGGCTTATTACAATCGGCTGTTTTTGCTTAGCCGCACAAGCGGATGCAGCAATGGCTGCATTGGCAAGTTCATCAGCCCGCTCTTGCACCAATTTGGCCTCATCAGGCGTAAGACGCGAACGCCTTTGCGACTGGCCAAACCCTTCTTCCACCGGCTGCCCCGTCACCGGATCATAGCCACGCTCACGCAGGAAGCGCTGGCTGGCAGGGGTGAGTTCCTTGCCGTCGCGGATGCGTTGCAAGATGCGGGACAGCTCGGCTGCGTCTTCACGGTTGAGGTTGGCGATCGCGCGTTCGTTGGCGGTAAGACGTTCGCCGCGCGCTTGCTTGTCTGCGACGGCTTGCACCAAAGCGTTCCACTCTGGCGTGTCGGGCTCGGGCAGGACCGGGATTTCGCGTCCACCCGCGCGCACGGCAGGGCCGCCTTCGACCGGGGCGCCTTCTTCGATTGGTTGGCCAAGACCTTTGCCGCCGCGTTCCATAGCAGCAAACCGCAAAGGATAACGCTGCCGCGCCTGGCTGGCGGTAATGCCTTCAATCTGTCCGATCACGGCATAAGATTGCGCGGTGATGCGGGCATAAGGGATGACGCCCTTGTCGCCGATTTGCCTTGCAGCGCCGTCTCTGGAAAGCAGCGGCGCAAGGCCTTCCTCGATCGCCTGTTGCACGGGCGCGAGTTCTGCCTCCAGTTCCCGCTCAAGCGCTGCGACATCAGCCCGGCCTTCGATGTCTGCGGCCATTTCGTTCGCCAGCCGCTCGGCAACATTCTTTGCCTCTTCGAGCCCTGCCTCGCTCAAGGCGTTGATCTCGCGCCGGGTGAAAAGCATGGGATCGGTCTTGATGATCTCCACCGCCGCTTGTTGCAGGTCGGTTTTGGCCACCGCTGCGATGAAGTCGCCAACAGGAATCTCGATCATTGTCCCAGGCGCCGCGTCGGCCTGGGCAACCTGTTCTCTGCTCGCACCCATGGACTGGGCCAGCGCTTCATAGCTAACGCCGCGCTCTTGCGCCAAAGACTGAAGATCCGCAGGTGCGACATAGATCGTCGAAACCGGGCTTTCGGCTGTGGCCTCATTGATGAATTGCGCCAGCTCGCCGCGATCGCGATCGACCAACCGGGTTTCGCTGGCCGCCGCGATGGCGTTCTCGACGATCTCGATCCTGCCTTCTGCAGTCGCGGCGCGCTGTTCCTGCGAGCGTTGTTCGCGGCGTTGGTAATAAGCCTCCAAAGAAGCGGTTGCAGGCGATGTGACCACTACCAAGCCGGCACCGCCGACTGCGCCTTGCAAGCCTGCCGCGCTTGCAGCGGCTAAACCTTCCGGCGAAAAAGCTTCGCCAATGCCTTCAGGGATCGCCTCAATGAGCGGCGCTCCTTCGGCTGTGGCGACCGCGCCTTGGCCGACTCCAAGCTCCACCAAGGTTTGAAGAAACTCTGTCGCGCCTTCGACTGTTGCTGCTTGCGCTGCGCTCTGCCCGATCGTGCGCAGAATGCTTCGGCCTTGCGGGGTCTGCAAAAGTTCATCGACTGTGTCGCGAACCGGGCGCGCAAATAGGCGATCAATGCCCGCTATCCTGTCCACAAGAAACTTATCAGCCCCCGCATCCAAGGCGCCGTTGACAAGCCCGGTTAGCGTAGATGCGCCAAGGGCCGTCTCGTGGTCCATCATTTCGCCTGTATTGAGGCGAGTAGTCCGATACTCGGCATAGGCCATGCCTTGCATGATTTCAAAGTTGTAAAGGTATATGCTGCCTGTGTAGCCAATGCCGCCAGCGGTGCGAGCGCCAGCGGCTGCGCCAGCGGGGGTGCGGGTTACTGCTCCGCCAATAAGGCCGCCAAGCCCAGCCAGTACGGCTGTCGGCAATGGCGCTTGCGCCAAAGAGAAAAACGCCGAAGAACCAGCTTCAGCGATTGCACCTGCAACAAAGCTGATTGGACGCTCACCCGCATCAATCTGCAAACGATCAAGCTGCCCTTGCCTGCGCAGGATGGCGTCAATTTCTGGTCTGTTAAGCTCTCGGCTTCCGTCAATGCTGCGAATTGGCGCAGTGATTTCGCGAACTTCGCGGTTGATTTCTTCGCGACGAAACCCGGTAAGCGCTCCAGCGGCAAGAGGTGCGGCTATGTATTGATTAACAAGCCTTGATGGCAATGTAACCACATCCAGCATATTGCGCGGCACTAGATCGGCAAAGGTTCCTTCTAACCGCTCAAGTCTTTCAATGTCGTCTGCTATCGCCCGCGCCCGGTTTTCGTCCGCCATGGAGTTGGTCAGGGTCTGAGACCGGCTTAGTGCTCCGATGGCCGCTTGCGTTTGCCGCTCTTCACGCGGCAAAGCGCGGGCGACCTCGCGAGAGACGCGCTGGCTGTCAGCCCATTGCCGCACTTCTGCTTCTTCATCTGGCCGAAAATCGCCAATGGCAAAACGCGCCGCATTGGCCCGCGCAATGGTGCTGCTCATCTGAAGGGATGGCAAACCGCCGCTTAAGTAAGCGCGCTGTTCGTCGTTGAAGGCAGGGCGTGGCGCTCCCGCTGGCCTTGGCGCACCTAATGGTCGCGGCTCACGCTCAGGCGCTTCACTAGGAAACAACAGGTCAAGAGGATCTTCTTCTTCCATTTTATCGACCTGTTGCCTGTCGCCCTGTTTCCAGTTCTCTAATATATGCTTGCGTCACCAAGCTTGGATTGGTTTGCACGTTGTATATTTCAGCTTCCTCTTCAAGACGTTGCCTGCTTTCTGGGTCACGCTCGTTTCTGATAGCGGTTTGAAATTCTTGGTACACTCCGTTTATAGCCGCTTCAATTCTTCGACGGTCTTGGCTAGGAACAACAACCTGCGCCCTTTCCTCGTCAGACAGCAAGCCCAGCTGTCTTCTTTGTCCGCCGCCAAACCAGTTTGTAGGCCCGACAGTGACCGTGGGGTTTGTGCCAAAACCGCTTAACACAGCGGCGCGCTTTTCTACGTCGGTCAATTCGCGGCCAAGACGCGCTTGTTCCACGCCAATCAGCTGTCTAGCGCGCACTTCAAAAGCGGCTCTGTCGTCTGAATCAATGTCAAGGGTGGCCATCAAAGAATTGAGGTCAGCAACTCTAATGGTCGCGCTTTCGCCAAGCCTTCTGACTCTGACAGTTTCGGTAATGTCTTGCGTCAAATAGCCATACAGCTCTTCGCCAATTTGCGGGCGCAAGTCACTTAGCTGTCGTGGCGTTACCACCGTCAAATCGGTAACGCTTTGGCGAAAAGTGTTGTAAGCCGCATACTGCTCTGGCGTTGCTTGAACCGTTTCGCCCGCTCCACCCGTTGTGCGCCGTGCTAGCGAGCGAACATACTCTTGCGCGGTGACAGAAAGGCCGGATGTAGGCAAACGTCTCAACGCTTCTGCTGGATTGGTAGCGGCTAAAGCGATCAGCTCATCTTGCAGCCGCACATCGTTTGCAGCGATGTCGCTTTGAGCGGCGTTGACGCCGCGGTTAAGCAAGGTCCGCGCCGCGTCCAAACGGTCTTCATCCACTATGCCATCGCGCGTAGCCGCAGCCAGCGCTGCCGCATCTCGATCTCGCGCCCTGTTATCATCACGAGTAACGGGAATGTCGCGTAAGATCTGATCTGCAATTTGGCGTCCATAAAACACCGCGCCTGCTTGCCGTTGGATGCTTCGCGCCTCCACCAAAGCCTCGGGCTGAAACTGACTCTGATACTGCTCTAAGAACCGCTCTGCGGCGGGAATGTTGTTGCTATCCAAAAGGCCAGCGTGCGTGGTGGCAATAGCTTCGCTGATAGCGTTGCGCGTGTTTAGGCTAATTGTTTCTGGGTCTTGGCCCTGCATTTGGCCAAGACGCGCCTCTGCTTCAACAATGCGTGTCATGCTGTCAAAGACAAGCTCTGGATTATCCGGGCTGGCAATCATAGCTTGTTGCGCTTGCGCCCTAGATGTCTCATAGGTTTCTGTTTCAAACGCTGTGCTTTGAGCGTTGAAGTGTCTGTTAAGCTGATCACTTGCCTGCGTTTGCAGGGCAAAAAGCCTTGGACGAAGGCGTTCTTGGACGTTGGCGTTAAGGCCGCCGGTGATGTCGCTGTAAGCGCGAGACAGTTCGCTTGTGTAATAAGAGATTGGCCCTTCCTCGCCAAAGCGTGAGTCACGTATGGCGTTCAAGCTAGACAGGGCCCTGTATTCGTTAACGCGCTCTTGCGTAATGCGCTCGGCTTGATTGAAGGCGTCAAGGGCTTGAGCCTCGTTAAGGTCATTCTGCCGCTGCAACACATACTGACCCAGCGCGCTGCCAACACGCCCCATGGCCTCGCCCGCCTCTTGCATCTGGCGACCAGGTAGGGTGGCTTGTTCCGACGTGATGACCTGCCGGGCCTCGCCTTGGCGGATCGTCGGTTGCAGGATCTGGCTCTCGTATGTTGGGACGCGCGGCATTAGTCTCGTGGCCCTCTTCGCATCCAGTCAGGAAACTCATAGCCCGCTTGCTTCAGGCTGGTGTAGGTCATCCCCGTTTGCGCAGCGCCTGTCAAAAGCGACGTTGCGCCAGCCAGCAATGGGCTAATACCTTTGGCTGTCGCTCGCGCCATCATAGCTTGATTGCGCTGGCCGGTGGCTTCCATGCGATACCCCCACGCTTGGCGCAAGGCGTTGGCTTCGGCCATGTTGACATCGCGCTCGGCGAGATAGTCGCTTGAGGTTTGCAAGGCGATCGCCGTCTCTGACGTTGGGTCGATCATGTTAGCGCCGAGGGCTACACGCTGCTGGCCTCTGATCTGCCCCGCGCGCTCGCGGATAGCCTGTTGCTGCATCTGGCCCTGCAACATGGCGTCGCGGGCTTGGCCTTCGCTGATGCGCGCGTTGATCTCAGCAATGCGCGCTTGGCTTCTAAGCGCCGTGCGCTGGCCTTGGGCGGCGTAGTAAGAGCCAATGCCGCCCGTAACGGCTGACCCGGCCTGCAATGCTAGAGCAGCGGTTCCCAAGTCAGCCTCCGAATTGCAGGGTGGTCGTCATTGACACAATCGTCAATGGCACAGGCGCGGCCTGGCGCACAATGATTTGCCCGTCATCGGTCCAAGCGGGCGGGATCTCAACCTCAATTTCGCCGGTGAAAAGGTTCGGCGGCAAACCGTAGGGCTCGCTGGTGCGGATCTTGGCTTCCTTCAGTTCGTCCGTTGTCGGACCAATAAAGATGCCGCTGCTTTTGTAGACCCGCAGCATGACCCGGCTGATGTTTTTCTTTGTGCCTTGGGCCAAGGCTTCAGCTTCGATGGCGAGCGGGAGCGTCTGCAAGTCGCACACAACGGGCAAGCCCACATGCACAAGGCTGGCGGCCTTGTCGAGGGTGATCTGCCCGCTTGTGACCACGCGGGAAGTCAAGACTGCGCCATCGGCGAGCACGGTGACCGTCTTACCTTCAAGGTGGCCAAGGCCGCTGATCGTGGTGGCCGGCGAGCCTGAGTAGGTCAAGCTGCAATCAGACCCAATGAAGTCCTTCAGGTCAGGGAAGTAGCGGCTGGCAAGGCGTTCGACGTAGCGCTTGGTGCTAGTGCCGATCGTGCGCCGCACAACAGCATAAAGGATATCGTCATTGCCCTCGCTGACGACAGCCACGCTTTCAAACACGCCGTCCTGGGTGTCGTGATAGTGCCAGGCATAGACCTGCTGCTCGGGAACGTAGGTCATGCCAAGCAGGCGCCCGTCGCTGGAAACAGCCCAGACAATCGGGGTTGGCCCTTTGGCGTAAGCCATGTCCTTGATTGTTTTGTAATCAAACAGGTGCGCCGCGCGCAGGGACAGGTCCACCGAGATGTAGCTTTGAATGTCGTTGTCAAAGCCAATGGCGCGCATGTGCCCGCCTCGCGCGGCGGCGTAGATCGCCACGGTGTTGGCCGTGACAGGCTGCACATTGCTCGCGCCAATATAGCTTTGCGGGCGGATCGTGATCGTGCTTGGCGTCAGGAGATCGCCAACGCTCGCGACGCGCCATTCCGCGCTTTCGGTCAGCAACAGAAGATCGCCGATCACAACCGCATGCTGAATTGTGTTGGCCTCGCGCGCAGCGATCTTGACGCTGATGGCGTCATCGTCCTTGACCGGGATGCTGTAATCCAGGTTGCTCTCAGTTCCCGCTTTAGTCATCCAGAAGGTTTGCGGGAAGAGCGGCGTGCCGGCGAACACGCGGCGCTGCTCATAGTAGCAAACCGCGCCGGGGAAGTCGGACGCAAACGGGTTTTGGTTGAGCGGCGGCGTGCGGCTTGTGTCTGGTGCAATGTTGTCGTCCACTAGGCTTGTGCCGGTGGATTGACCAATGAAGCCATAGAGTCCGCCGCTTTCGCGATACACATTGCGCCGTGCGCTGGTGGCAAAGTTAATCGTGTTGACTGCGCCTGTGTCAAACAACTGGTTGCTGGCTGTCACAGCCGCGCTGGCCACGCTTTCGTCAAGCTGATTGTCACTCACCCGCGTGGCCACATAGCTGTAGGTCTGGGCAAGAGACGGCGACGTTCCTAAGGTCGGCGTCACGCTGGAGATCGTTGGCGCGGCCAGGGTTGAGCCAAAGGTGATCGTGCTCAGGACGTACTTTGTCGCGCCCAATCTGCGCAGCTCGCGCGGGGCATAGTTGGGATGCACGATGGTAATGATGTCGCCGCTTTGGATGTAGTGCAGGTCAAAAAGATCCTGCTCGGCGTAGGGCGACGGAATCTCGTAAACCGCTGGCATTTGGTACCATTGCCCCGTGGGGCTGGTGTTTGCCGTGCCGGTGTAGCCGTAATAGACAACTGTTTCGATGGGTTCGAGATCGATGTACAGCCACTCGTTATAAAATGGCGGCGGCTGATAAGTGTAGGTGATCTCGCTGATGTAAAGCTTCTGGCCAATCACAACCTGTGTTGGCAGGGTCGAGCCGCTGTTAGTGTAGCCTGCTGGCGGGGTTGAGACTGGCCCCACGTCTTGCACCCATGTGGCTGTGATAACGGGCGTTGCGCCATATTGGTTTGCAGGGGTCGCGGGATCTGAGCCTGTCGAGCCTGCGACAGCGTACCACGTCGAGCCGCTGCGGGTGACAAGATCGCCGGCGACATAGGCCGTTGCCACATCCCACGCACTGACGCCAGTGGTCGGGGTAAGCAGCGTTGCGCCAAAGCTGTGAAAGCGGAAATAGGCGTTTCCCGCTTCGATGACGACAGTTTGGGTCGCGCTGTAACGAAACGGAATCAGGCGGGTTGCCTTGGCGCTGGTCTTGACCTCGCGAACAAACTGCGTGCCAGGGCGATTGACCACTGGCCCTTGCGGGGTCACAACAAAGTTTCGACACACGGCGAGGCCGGTGTTGTTCTTCACGTCATCCAGCCGCCCGTACATCTCCGGGCTGACGATGCCGCCGTTGAATGACCGTGTGTAGGTCTTGTTACTCATGGGTTGTAAGGCTCATCGTTGTAAGGCCAGATAAGCGCGCGGTTGGCCAGCCATGGAGCAGTGTGGCGTGTGTCGTTGCGCACGGGGCTGCGGCGGCGCTCGTTCGCATCATTGGCCGCCGCCTTGGCCGCGTAGGATAAGCCGGTTTGCAAGGCGGCTTGAGCCGTGCGGACGCCCTGCTCGCCTTTGATGATGGGCCCTGCAAGGTGGCTGGCCAAGATCCAGCTCAGAGCCTGCACGAACCAAGCGGGAAAGCGCGCGCTGTCCGTCACGTCGGAGACGTAGCGCATGGTGGCTTCATCGCAGTTCGTGAAGATCACGCGCGTGCGGTTGATGTCGTTACCGATCTCGAACTCATATTCGTGCGCGTCTTCGTCAAACTGACGCGCGCCGGAGTAGATGCCAATGACCGTCACAAGATCGGATGGAATGGCGTAGCTATACTGCCATGGATGCGCCGGCGGGACGACTAGCGACGCATCAGCCAAGAGCAAGCGCCGCGTGGCAAAAGTCCACGGGTGCATGCGCAACAACGTATCCAAAGCCAAAGGGTAAAACCGCGCGCAATGCTCGGCCTGGATCGATCCCTCAGGCGGGCTAATGCTGTTGATGTTGGCTCGGTCACCAATATGGCTCAGAGCGAGGTTGCAGATATCAATCACGCTGGCCATGGCGGCGTCCTATCACAAGTCTAAACGCTTGATGCGGCGGGGAGTGGGTTCGGCTGCTGGTTCGGCTGCGGGCTCCGGTTCGGGCTCGGGCCCTCTCCGTTCCACAAGCTCGAACCAGCTGCCGGCCATGCTGTCAGGCACAGAGAAGACCGTGCCGGGACGCACCCTTGACCCTTTGTAAAAGCCTAAAGCTGTCGCCTTCACGATCTTCATCTGTACCCTCCGTCAGTTAGAGATTGATGCTTGCGCCAGGCGCGTTAGCCGTGGCGACCCACTTCGACGGATCTTTCGTCAAGAAGGCGTCGATCGTGCCCGCCGTGGTCGTGGTCGTCGCCGTAACGCAAAGGACGCCAAGGTAACGCTCGTAGGTTCCCAGAGGGAGAGCAACCATGGCAATCGTCGCACCCGCGTTTAGCAATGCGCTGTTCGCTGCTGCGTCGTCAGTGACGATCGTGCCCGTGTCAAAGTGAACCGTAGCCGATCCATCCGTGGCAATCGCCGCTTGAGCGTCAGAGGCGAGCTGAAACTTGACCGTACCAGCGGAACCGCCCGTGATGATTTCCGTCGCGCCGGTCTTGATGACCAAAAACAACGGTTCTCCATTGCCAACGTCCTGGGTCGTGGCGCCAAGGTCGATCACATCGCCGATCAGAGCCGTGCCAGCCGAAGCCGCCACGGACACGTTGTCGGCGAACTCAAGTCTTTCGTCCATAATCATAGGAATGTCTCCTGCCCGTTCGCTTTAGGCGACGCCGGTTTCAGTGTTGAGAAGGGCGTCGCAGCGACGCACAGGGATGCCCGCGAAGGCCAGCACAAGCTTGCCGCCGATCTGCTCCATCGTCAGGGTTGAGCCTGCGACCTTTTCCAGCATCTGGCGACGCAGGAAGGAGCGGGCGCGACGGTTCATGTAGAACGCCGGGCGACCGAGGGTCAACGAGGGCGGCACATCAAGCGCTTGGGTCATGAGGTCCAAGAGATCGGGGCCAGAGGCTGCATCGCCAACGAGGTCTTCGCTGTTGTATTGGATGCGAACCACGTAACGCCAATCACGGACAGACAAACCGCAATCCCAACGATAATGGGTGCGGTAAGCTTCCATGCGCCCGCCAGAACCGTCAATGTTTTCGATGGTCACTTGCCCTTTGTCGGTCATCTGCAAGCCGCCAATCGACGCCTTGGGATAGATGCCGTGACAAGTGTTCTCGCCCCAGCAGATAAGCCAAATCGACGCATTGTCAGTGCCGTCCGGTTGGGCATTGCTTTGGCGAATGATGTTCTCGCCATTCTCTGCCGTGCTGAGATTGAAGCGCGGGGCAAAGCCCGTGATCTCCTCAGGCGCGGTGGCCTCGCTGGCGTAAAACAACGAAGACGCAAACTCTTGGTTCATGCCCTCGATGTGCGCGCGATCCTCAGACAAGCGGAACGCAGCCGTGTTGCCGTTAAGGTCGGCAAGGGCCTTGTCCACTTCGGCGTAAGCTTCGAGCATCCCGCAGGTGTCCGTGACCTGCACGGTGCGGGACTTCGTCGGCTGCACGCCGCCGTAGAGCTTGCGCCAAGTCGGGGCGGGCAAGCCGCTGCGGATCGTGGTGCGGTGGCCGGTTGGCAGGTTGCCTTCCATCCAGACCATGTCTTCGAGGATTTCGTTGGTCTCCGCCAGGATCTCAACGATGGTGTCAATCTTGCCGTCGGGATCGAGGCGCTTGGCCACGTCCATCAGCGTGGGGTGGATAGTCGAAAGGGTTGCCATTGGGCTGTATCCTTACATCATTACGTTATGAGAGGTTAGAGTTGTCGTAGAGACGCTGCGCCGGGTTAGCAGGGCGATTGGTCGTCCTGCCTCCAGGCACTAGGCTATCATCTCCGATGGCCTTGCCGACACGGTGGAAGAACCGGATAACTTCCGGGTGATTGCCGAGGCGGCTTTCGTCCAACAGCTTTGTCAGCTCAGGTGATCCAAACTTGTTCAAGGCCGTCTTGGCCGTGGCCAGATTGGCGTTAAGCGCCTCTCCACCAAGCTCCTTGTCGGTCTTGACCTGTTCAACCCACTGAGCCGTGGCGTCTTGGATCGCTTGCTCTTGGGCCTGAAGCCAGCGCTGGGCTTGCTTCTGGCCAAGAT